TCCAGATATATCTGCTTTTGCTACAGTAGCAACTGTTATAGCTCCAATTGAACTAGCGCTTGCATCTGCATTTGTTGAATTACTATAGCTTACTGTAGCCAAACTAGGTGCACTTGGAGCACTTACGCTTACAGTTAAAGCGCTGATAGAGTTCATATTGTTCATCAATCTTTGTAAGGCATTCCTACTTGCATACAAAACAACTGCTTGTTCTGCCTCATCTGGAAAATTAGATATAGAACTATCTCCGTGAGCTACTGTTATAGCAGAGTTTATAAATACAACTCTACTGTCATTAGAAGCTACACTTTGAGGAAAAGTATTTAATACATCATTATGTATAATATAAGCAGGGTCACTAGTTGTTGCATATTCCATATATGAAGAATCGTGAACAATTCCCATTTGACTAGGAAGCAACTTTCTGCAAGGTATATAGTAATTGTTGTTGCTAGAATCTTTTCTAATAACAGATAATATTTTTTTGCCTTCAACGTCTATATTGTCTGTAAAGTTTTCATTACTAGCTATTCTTTCTAGCTTAGGTAAAGGTAGTACATTTAATACAGAACGAGCACCAGAAGTTAACCAGTCGGATAAAGCATTGTCTTCAGTGCTTGCAAAACCTGTTAACGCATCTACCTGATTTTTAAATGTTTCCGCCATTATCTACCTTGTCCTCTATATGGTTTTATATAATTTTTTGTACTCATCTTATTTCCCATCTTAGTATTTTTACTCATACCTTGTCTAGTCTTTTTCTTTCCGTTAGTTCTTCTAACTTGCGTTCCAAATGTTGGTCTTCTCATTAACCTTTAGTTGCCTTTTTACGTTTGTTAACTGTTTTTTTAGCGGCCATAAATTGTTCTTTAGTAGGAGCACCTGTACTTCCAGGTCTTCTCATTCTTTCTCCAGAACCTGCTGCAATACGTTTACGTTTTGCGTGTATATTTGCATACAATCCTCTTTTAGCCATAACTATTTCTTCTTCTTTTTATATTTAAGTTTTTTACCAGCTTTTTTAGCTGCTTTAACTGCTTTTTTCATACCGCTCTCTGTGTAAGAGTAGCTTTTTCCATTTACCATCGGCATTATAGTATCCTCCTTACTGGTCCCTTTTTAGAAGTTTTACCCGCTCCTTCTTGAAGCTTCTTAGTTCCTTCCTCTTGGGACAATGTTCTTATATCAATCTGGTCTTTTCTAATAGCTGTTGCCCAAGGATTGTTTTCCCTGACAACAAAGTTAGTATTCCATTTAGGTGCCGCCGCTCTTTGACCACAAGAAGGGCAGTTAAACATTCCCTCTGGATTTGGCTTATTGCAATGTTGACAATTCATTTATTATCCAGTTGAAACTATAATATATGCAACTCTACTTCTATCAAGCTTTACTGCTTGTATATCAACGATAGCATTGTTAGTGCTATCTAAAGTTTGAATGTAATCATTGATTTCTTTAGCTAAAGAACCTGATACATCACTAGCTGCTGGACTGATGTCATTAATAATTACTTTTGTAATTGTATTATATGCTGCCATTTTATTCTCCTATTATTTTTTATAAACTTTTTCTGCTCCAGATATACCAAAGCTACCTAATGTTACCCAAACAAATGAATTGTAAATATAGTCATTTACCAGTAACTCAATTCCAATAATACCCATCGTTAAATCTACCATACCAAAAACACACATAAGTGCAAACGATAAAAACCCGATGATGTTTTTTTCGTTATATTCATTTTTATCTTTAAATAATTCTAACATATTTTTTCCTTCTTGGATTTCGGGACTATCCTTTTATTGAATAGTCCCACAGTTCCAATACTGCTACCCTATTAAGGGTTATGGTTATTACTATTAACCAGCTGCTGTAGCGAACGGACATTCACTTGCGTCTGCAACGAATCCGTTTACATACCATCTTGAGCCGTCACTAAAGATATCAAATCTATCTCCAGGTGTAGCGGCTGCAGAACATGCGATGAAATCATCGTTGTTCACAGCTATGTCTCCTGCATCTCCGTCAACAGCGTAAGTTTGACCTACGATGTCGTTACCAGAACCAAAATCAATATTAACTTTTTGGTCCATACCAGTATCGCTACCGTCTGTGTCCTCAGTTAATACAATTTTAACATTCCAACCTGGTTCTATCGAAGATAGAGCAGGAAGGTCAATTTCTGTAGTTGCAGTTGGGTTTACCAATACTAAAGAGCCACTATGTTTTGCTTCCAACGCAATGTCTTCAACAACTTTAAGTACCTTTACTAAATGATTAGCAACACCACTGTTATTATTAATGTAATTAGCTTTACCCATTTTATAATCCCTCCACGTTATATAGAGCGTGAGATTCAGGTAATGTAATTTCTAGACCAGCTTCAGTTAGAATCATGTCTTTTCTTAAATCCTCATCTGCACTTTGTACATTTGTCATGATTTGAGTGTCACGATTAATACCGTTACCAACTAATGGTCTGTATGCCAACTGACTCATGTCAGCCATCATCATCATTCCACTAGCAATACCTCTAAATAGAGGTTGTTTTACTAGGAATAAGCTTCCGTGCACAGTGTTAATTTCCATTAATTTGTGTCCGAATGCTCCTTCTACATTATCCATATTTACTCTGTAAGGACCATTTGCATGTCCAACAGAAGCATCAATGAATGCACCATCGCCCATCTTGTTGAAAAATGAGATTACCGGTAAAGAAGCCATAACAAGTTTTTCACTTGCTCCGCCTCTTGCTGGGTCAAATATAACTTCTAAGTCTGATAGCAATCTATCGTATGTTAACTCAGCAGTTGTACAGCTTCTGTAATATCCTTTTCCTGAAGAATAAGATAATGCAGAATCATCTGTTACTGGAGTAACATTCTTTAGAATGTTTCCTACTAGACCTTCAGTATACTGAACGCCATTTACGCGAGCTTTTTGACCGAAAAGCATAGCTCTTTCAATGTCAATTTTATGTTCACGTAGTTTTTGAGCCCAAATTCTATCGAACTCGTTAGCATAGCCACGATGACGTGTTGCTATTGCTGTATTAGTTAATTCACAAGCTGTTTTAAAGATTTGTGTAAAACCGAATCCATCATCTAATGTATCACTAAATGTATCTGGAGAAGCTGTTCCTTCTTCAAATGATGTACCAATAATTTGGCAAGCATCATTGTCAGACATTACATTATATCCAGAAGTAGTTACATCAGAAAGTTCTACAACTCTACCTTGGAAGGTAGTAGCTGCTGAAGCTGCTAATGGAGCTGATTCAACTCTTACTAACGCTTGAGAGTAACCTGCTGTTGAATCTAGCACGCTTACAGCAAAAACCATTCCTTTAGTAAGGAATTTAATTGCTGCTCCTGAGCCATCATCAACTGTAAAGTCATAAACACTTCCTGCAGTTACTGCACTGCCGCCGTTTACTGCCGCCGCTAAGTTAAATGTTCTTGCAGTGTAGTTGATTTGAGTTCTGTTTTCAAGAAAACGGAACTGATTATCATCTGTTGCTACTTTAGAAACATTACTTAGGTAGGTAAAAAACGGTGACTCTTCTGGTGTTAGTTCAGCAACCCTATCAGAGAAATCATATAGTTTTCTCTGGTCAGGGGCTTGTCCGTAACCAGCCGAGCTAGCAGCTGCTGTAATGTTGGAAGCTTTTAATGTTCCTTCATTTATAGCCATTTTAGTCTCCTAAATTGTTATTTGACTAATCTTCCGCCACGACTGGTATTCATAATTCTATCCCAAACCTGGTCTCCTTCTGAGGCTTGTGGCTGTTCGCCGCCTTGAAGTACTCCAGCTGGTTTAGGAATTGATTTAGTTTTTTTCACCGCTTCCAGGTTTTCACTCTTTTTAGGAGATTTTCCTGAACCTTCTTTCCACACTTTAATTAATGTTTCAATAGGTAAGTTAGCTTTAGGAGTTGTTGCAAATTGTAAAAACTTCTCTGCATCTTCTTGTCCTAAATTGTGTTTACTTACTAATTCTGTTTTTAAATTATTGAATGCCATATCTTGCTTAAGTCTAGCCAATTCGTTATCTACTGTCTCATGTACAAGCTTTTTCTCATTACTTACTCTAAATTTGTAAGATTCAGATTCTGGCTTGTAGTAGGCGTCCCAAGGGTCAAAGTTTTCTGGGGTTGTACTTCCCGCATTTCCTTTGTCCTCAACCGATTCTCCAGAAAGAGTTTTTTCAATTACATTTACAAGTTCAGGGTTAGAGTTTAAAGTATCTTTTAACTGAAGTAAGTCTTGCGACTCTCTTGCAAGATGCTCATGCTCTACTGTTTTCTTGTCGTACATTGATTGAAACTTTTTAGCTTCTTGTTCCCAATCTACAGATTCAGATGCTTCTACACCTTCTTCTACGGCTTCTTCTTGTAATGAAACTGTTGGTTCCACCACAGAGTCTACAATTGGGTCTTGCTTTTCAACCTGTTGTTGTTCTTCTTTTGCCATTTTTTTCTCCTCTCCTGATTTAGCTTATTGCTCTGAACCAGGGTTGTTATTTTTTTCTTCCTCCATAGATTCATTCATTTGGTCAATAATGTTACCCAGTTGCATTACCTTTTCTTTTTCTTTAACTTTGGCGTTAGAACTAATCTCGTTTAACCCAGATTTGAACTTCTCAACTTCTGTACGTTTTCTAGCAGAAACCTGCTCACGTTCAGATGTTTGTAAATCGCCACTTAGTTTCTTTACTTGATTTTCAAGTTGTGTAATATACTGTTGCATTTGTGCCATACGACCTTTTCTTTGAAGGACACCTTCTTTGTCAAAGATTTCGCTTTTCTTCAAAACCTCAACGTCATCTACCAGACCTAACTTATAGGCATCAAGGTACATATTGTATTCTGATACCTTATTGCTTGGCAAAGTTGAACCTGATATAATACGAATGTCATGTTGACCTAATTGAATATCATTCTTTAGTGTCGCTATTTCATTCTGTTTATTATCATACAATCTCATATTTACTGAAAATTCAGTAATATCATTATTCGGTTGTACAATTCTAAATGTTTTTGCAAATTTATAATGGTCTTTTGCTAAATTATAAATTACTTGACCAACTTTTGATAAACTTGCTTCAATATCTCTTAATTTTGATTTACCTCTAGATTCTCCCATTTCTGATAAAAGCATCGTACCTCTAACAGACTCTGGTGCAGAATCTTTAACTCCTTGTAACAGTTCTGGTATACCAAAGTTTAAATCTATATATTTTTCTACCCTATCAATTAAATAATAAAACTCGCTAGTCAAAGGAGCTGGTTGAGGGTAATGTGGCTCACCAAACTCTGGGTTGTATTCAATAACCGCATTTGGATTAGCCCAATCTTTTTCTAACTGACTAACGCTATCAACACTACCTTCTGGAATTAAAAGTTTTAACCCAGCAGCAGATTGAGCGTGTGACAAGGTTAAAGAAAACAACTTATTTAAAAGTCTTTGGGAATCTTTAACCTTGTTCACATCTGACTTTGGATAGGGAGTATTAGTCCAAATGTTTGTAAATGGAACAATTGGATATATATCAGTGTTTAAAATACGCTCATAAAGTAAAGTATCTCCAATGCTACTACATTGGGAAATTCTTGTTTGCATAATCTCTTCTATTTCTATAGCTCCAGACTGAATAGCTTCTAAAGTTTCTGGCTGTTCTATAAGAGCACTATAAATTTCAGGGTCTACAATCTTCTCACTTCCATCTATAGTATTAAACAACCTATAATATGGGACTTTTACTTTATAAAATCTATCAAGTATTTGATATTTTTGGTTTACATTGTAGTCTAAATTTTGTGCTTCTGCAGGAGTTAACACGTTGTTACTGTTTTTTAAATTAGAAGTAGGATAGTCTTCTCCATATAAAGAATTAACTCCAACTTCAATATCGTCAATAAATTCTTCCATTTGAGGATAAAGGTCTATAACTTGCTGCCTGGTTAAAAAAGTAGACAATATAATACCAGATGCATCGGTAAAAAATCTATCTCTTGATGCAGGGTCTACATACACTCTAAAAGGGTCTACGTGGGTATACTTAACTTCTCCTCTTCCATAATCGGCTTCAGGGTCTATGTATACATACATATATCCCAGTCCAGTAACAGCATAATCGTGAACAACTTGTTTAAAAGTACTGTCTCCGTTGGATATATCCCATACATATTCAAGGATAGTTCTCCATACATTAGCTAGTTTATTGTCAGAATCTTCTCTTGCAATAACGGAAAATCTTGCCGGTCTTGCTGTAAGCATAGATTTTAATTTATCTACAGCGGCATAAACTCTATCTATAACAAAATCAGCTTGACCTACAGATTGAAGGGCATTTGATTCATCTTGTGTATAATGATTTCCTAAAGTAAAATCTACTGCATTTCTTGCTTCAGCGTCCCATTGCTGTCTAGCGTCTCTCCACCTTCTAAATAATTCTTTTGTAATTTGAGGTTTTGATTTGTTTTCGTCGTAATTAGCCATAAACTCCCAGTTTAATTTTTACTCTAAAAATAAACAATTTTAGCTATTGAAGTCAAGACAAAAATTATATTTTCTGTCCAGTTACCCAGTTTATTACTTGTTTTGTTTTGCTTTCTTGCATTTTCTCTATTCTGTCTTCTAATTTAGATGCGTCGATTGCAGAGCTTTTTGGAGGTTTTGCTGTAGTGACAGAGTACCAAAGTCCGTCAAGAAGGTCATCATTTCTACCTTTTGGAAACTCAAACATTTCATCTACTAAATTAGAATGTTCTTTTTTTATAAAAAGTTTTCTTCTATTGACAATAGGGCAAAGAAGAGCTTCTAACCTGTCTTCTTTTTTTATACCAGCAGGAGGTCTTACTCCTTGAGACAGTCCCGGTGCAAGCTTTCTATCTTTTCCAACAAGTTGATTTACGTAATCTTTTACTAAACCCTGAGCACCGACTTTTTCTACATTTACTCTTCTTACTGGATGAAATTCTCTTGCCATGTCTACTATTTTTTTAGGCATATCATATAAAGGAGAATGTTCTCTATAATAATCAACTACATAGATATTTCTATCACTATCAATAGCAATTACCATTATAACCTGATAGTCGCTTCTTGCGTTGGCTTCATAAGCTAAATCAACTCCCATATATACATTTACAGGAATAGCAGACTCGTCAACCATCATATAGTTAAATCCATTTCTTTCTACAAGATTTCCTTTATAATAATTTATTCTGTCAATATGAAATTTTGCACTTTCTAAGTCTCTAGCTTCATTTAGATATTCTTGAGCAAACTTATGAACAAGACCCATTTCTGTAAACCTTCTTTTTATGTCTACTAGTTTTTGTTTTGTAAAATAACTAGGCCACAAAGGAGTATCGTCTACTATAGCTTTTTTATATAACACTTGCCAAGCAGACTTTCTTTTTTCTTTTTCAGCATCTAGCCATCCATCATATACTCCTTGAAGAAAAGAGTCGTAATGGACTATTGTACCAATAAGCCATATTGACCCTTCGTTCTCTTTTGAGTTTTCTAATGCGGGCTCTACTGTAGACATTACCCATTCTTTTATCTCTCTTCTTCTATCTGGTGTTTTAGTATTTAATTCTGATTCAAAGTCATCTAGAATTATATTTGTATAACGAAGACCTAACTGAGAACGACCACGTAATCTTTGACTAGTACCCTTAGCTATAATTCTATCTCCTCTAGCTGTAGTAAATTCTTTTTCAGTCCACTTGCTTCCTTTCAAGTCTCCAAAGTAATATTGTAGTGCAGGATTTACATCAATATGATTTTGTATGTATTTAATGTGGTCAATAGCTTGAGACTGCTCCTCTGAAACCCAAGCTATAAATTGTTTCTTTTCTGGAGGAGAAAAGTATAGTTGGTGCAATAAAGCTGTTTTTGCTAGAGTAGATTTTGCATGACCCCTAGGAAGTATTATACATATACGCTTTTCTTCTCCTAAAAGTATATCACTTAACTGATATTGATATGGAGCAGGAGTTGACTTCATAAAATCTTCTGGTAAAAACATTTGACCAAAAGTAACTATGTCTTTTTTTGCCAACTCTAAAGCCATTTCTTTTTGAGAAAGGTCTGGTGGTATTATATTAAAAGTCTCTGGCTTCTTGGTATTCTTTTTCATAGACTCTATCCATCATTGTTAACGTTTTAGGTGAAAGCCAGTCTCCGTCTGGAACCTCTGTAAACATACTAGAGCTTTGCCATAATAAAGGTCCAGCTACATATATCCAACATTTTTCTTTTTCTTTTGTATCGTCTAATGAAATGCTAGCTGTTGTCCTTATGTAAAGTCCGTCTTTAGTGGACTCATAAGTATCATACATATTTAAATCTTCTTCTGTAACTTCTAATAGCTCTACTACAGCTCCTTTTCCGTTTTTATTTTTAATTAAAGCTGGAAAATGCTTATGTCCTGGAAAAACAAGACTAAATCCTTCTACCTTTCCAGTTTCTTCAAAACCTCTTCTTAATGTTCCGTATACTGCTAGCCTCATGCATTACCTACCTGCTCTGGTATACCTACGTCTGTTATTCCAAAAGACGTGTTATATACTGTTAAACAATTAAAACATTTTATATGAGTCGTATCTTCTTTCTTTTTACTATATAAAAATACAGCTGTCTTGCTAAGACGATGATGACATATATAACAACGATTACTTTTCGTTATCTTTTTTAACTTCTGCCAGTTTTTTGTGTTGGGACCCTTGAATTGCATTTAATTGCTCCTTTGTAAAACCTTGGAACAATGTTAAAGACTCTGTAGTCTTTTCTGTATCCATCATTCCAGATATCTTCATTAGTGTTGTTATTGCTGTAATCTTATCTCTGTCGGAAGAGCCTCCTTTATCTATGATATCTCTCATCTCTTCTAACAGATAATTTGGAGTAATTTCCGCTTCATTCAAGTATTTATCTATTTCTTCTCTAATCAAGTTTTTCACCCTATCGGTTTTTAATAATAGTTTTGCTTGTGATTTAGCATAATTTTCATTTTTACTAGGAAACGCTTTCATATAAGCTTCAACCACATCGTCTCCTTTTGCAACATACTTTCCAAACAAAAATTCTTTATCTGTAGCATGTTTTCTGTTTTTCTTTCTAACAGAGGGAGATTCTCCTGCTGTAGAAAATGTATGCATATTTGTTTTCATATCACCTTCCATCATAACAGAAGGATTGCAAACATAAGAACCCATTATACTTCTTATAAACGATGTTTCTTTTTTTCTATCTTTCTTTTTAAGTACTCCAAGATATAATACTTGACATACTTGACCATCGTCAGTTTGTATCCAATCTCCCTTATTTGAGTGACGCCAATCTGTAACCAAAGCAACACCTTCGTGATGCTCTCGAAACTCATTGACGTCATCATACAAATAATGAGTAACGCCTTTTACAATACGTTCTCTCATAAATTAACTATTTTTCCTCGTTATCGTCAACGTCTTTTTCAAGTTCGTCAATAACAAATCTAACATAGTTATTAGCAAGGAATCTTACCTCGTTTACTTCTCTATCTAATCTCATTAGCCTTGAAGCAAGTTCGTTTGCTCTTGCATACTGAGCTTTGGCTTCATCTGACAAATCAGACATATAGAAATTAATTTCTTTTCCATCGCTCATTATAGTTAGTTTTTCTTCTTTATTAGCCATTTTTCCTCCTAATTATAGTGGTCTAACCATTGGTGGTGCATATTCTTCTAGTTTTCTAT